TCGTGTATCCACCTAATCCCCAATGACTACCAGTAGTAGCAATTGGGTTGCTATATTTAAGGAGATTGGTGGCTTGACCTTCAATTAATAATCCGCGTGGAGTCAGAGTGGTTGGATCATAATCAAAACGGGGTGCTTGGTAGGCAGAACCTGATGTTGATATATATGATTGAACAAAACCAGGATTAATCTGTACACCAGATAACATCAAATAACTAGTACCATCTCCATTATATCCAAAGTTTCCGCTTGAATCACTCATTCCAATTCGCGTAATTACACCACTTCCAGCATTCTTAGTAGCTGTTAACACCAAACGATACCAGCCGTTACCGACATTGACAACACTTGTTGTTGCAGCTGTCCAAGAGCCTCCAACGGATTCACTTCCTTCAAGAAGACCAGAAACTGGATTTAAACGCTTGCTACGAACTTCACCTGTTGAATTGTCTGACACAAGAAAATATGCTTGTCTTGTTCCAGACCCTTGCTTTATATAGGCAGACACAGAAATTACGCCATCAGCACAAGTAATAACCGCCGGATCAAGACGATGTAATACTGCTGCTGCGCTGTTTTCCGTCATTCGCCATGCTGATCCAACTGGAGATTCTCCATCGGTTGTCATCGTGACATTGGTTGAAGACCAAGGAGATGTTGTAAACGCATTACTTTGAGTCATCAAGTTTGCACCAGCCCACTCTACATATCCCTGTGAGTTAACGAAAGTTGCGTTGGTCGTGCGTGTAAATGTTAAACGAGGATCAAGGACTCCAGTAGTGAAATCTAAGGATAATGTAGAACCATCGCCACCTTCAATTGGAAGACTGCGATTTCTTTGTGTTCTCCATTCAGGTGGATCTAATGTCCAAGATCTAAAGCGATGCATTACAATACTCCGTAGAAAGCGTTGGCTGCGTTTGCTGTTTGTGCTACACCAGCTGAACCAGCTGAAGTAACAAACTCAAGTTCAATGTATTCGCAACCAAGTGCATCAACTACAACAAAAGCTGTGTCTGTAACTGTAGTTGCATTATAGATTTTACCATCACCAAAGTTCTTAACAATTGTTATTGGAACTCTAAAATCACTTGCGCTATTGACTGTTATTGCGTTTGTTCCAATTGTTACAGTACCTTCAAAAAGACACTGAGGAACCCAACCAATATGAACATTAGCTGAGTTAATAAGCTTATTCCAACCAGTTACTTTAAACTTTGGAGCAGTAATACCTGTCTTAAATACTGGAATAATCTTTAGATAGTTTAGAGAAGTACCACCAAGTAAAACACCACCAGCTGTAATCGTTGGTAAAGCTGTTGTTGTAGTTGGTAAGTTATTGGAATAAGTGGAAGCACCCATTACACTTAAGTTATTAGTAGCATAAGACGCTAGTTTAATTGACTCTTGCATAGTCTTAAGCTGCGTCATTGTATGTGTGTGAATCATTAATTGTCCTTTAAATTTAAGAGACAGATATTGTCAATAATTGTGAGCATTGCAAACCATCAACACTGTTAGATAAAACAAGACTAAACAATCCTGTAATGTTTCCTGTTTGAGCACCTAATTGAAAAGTATCACCATCGGTAAAGGTAACTGCTGTATTAGTTTTTTCAGCAAATGAAACCCAACTACCACCGTTTTTTCGGTAATATAAAACAACATTTCTAGGAACAATACCTGATATTACTTCCCAACCTAGTCGTACAGGTTGATAAGTGTTTGTAATTGTAATAGCATCTCTGATAGGGCTAAGTGTCGTTCCAGTACTTAGGAATACTAAATCAGAAGGTTGCCATATAATATATTGCAATGCTGGGATATAACCATTTATATCGACTATTCTATTATGGGTTGAACGCCAAAAGGGAGAAATAAAAGACCAAGTTCTATTACGATGCATTTCACTTTTTCTTTTTCTTTCTTGTCGGAAGCTTAGTTCCCTTTGGTGTTTCTTTAGACCAACGAGCTGCAATCTTTGGATGGACTGCGTACATAAACTTACGCTGTTGTTTTGATTTGAATGGCATTATTCCCACCTTACTTGCTTACCGCTTTTCTTGGCGCGAACGCCCTTGGCGGTACACATTGACTTGGTTGGGCGACATGCAGGATACTTCCTGCTTTTGTCGCTTGCGCTTTTACGACCACATGGTTTACCTGTCTTGCAGTCGATCCAACCTTTTCCGTTGTTTCGTGCAAACCAGCCATGCAATCCTTTCTTTTTCTCAAGAGAGAAGTCGGCTTTCTTTTTTTTCTTAGCCATTATTTCTTCCTCTTAGATTTGTTACCCCACTTAGCAGCACCAACTTTACGGCACTGAACCATAGCACCTGAAGCATAAGCAGAGTGCTTTTTATAGCGAGACATTACTTTTTTATAACATGCGTCTTTAGCCATTACTTCTTACACTTTCTGCCCTTTGGACATGACTTCTTAGAACCACCGGGACCAGCCCAGAGATCTTTGCAAGCCCAATATTGAGCACTTAGTTTGTTCTTGGCAGAGCCGCACTTGTGCCTTGCACGGAAAGATTTACGGGCAGCAGGACTATAGTTGTGTCCATAACCTGTTGCTCCATAATGAATAATTTTTTCTTGACCGTTAGCACAAGCTTTTACCACACGCTTCTTGGCTGGGTTAGGAGACTTGCGTGGTTGGTTGCAAGGCATACTAGCTTTGTTTACTTTTTTAGCCATCATTAACCTCCTGTAAATGCTGACATATCAGCACCTGAGTTTTGTAGGACATTCATAATACCTTGTCCACCATTCTGAGCTAGGTCTTGCTGACCAGCTGTTACTGCTAGATTGCCTAGCGCACCAGCTATAGCCTGACCACCAGATTGCATTGCTTGCTGCTGCATCATCATCTGCTGCTGTTGCATTTGCTCTCTCTGAATATCTTCAGCTGAGCGAACCCAATTACGAGCATCAAAGCCAAGAGAAGTAATAAGTGCTCTAGCATATTCATCCCACTTGAAAGACATTGCTGCCTGTTCTGGTAGGTTTCGTACCATTTCACCCATCTGCATAAGCTTCTGGAGATCTGTATCACGGCTAAGAGCCTGTAGACCAGTAATTACTTCTGTGGTAAGTGAGCCTTCAGCATCAAAGAACTGCTCATACATTCGCTGATCTAGTTCTTCGGATTCAATCATTAAGAAAACTGAACGCTTTACAATAGGCTCCATAAGATCTCTGGCAATAGCAGAGAATGCCCCGCCTAGAACTGTCTCAAGTTCTGAGCCAATCATTCTAACAGCAGTCGCAGTAACACGGTCGCCACTAGGAATAGAAGCACTAGACATTAAGAAAGCTTGACCGATCTCACTGCGCATAGTTTGAACGGCAGTTTGAGCAGCACCAATCTGTGGATTCATTGTCTGTGATGGAGACAGGACGAATACATCCTGCTGTCTTACAGGAACCCATGAGCCATTGGTAGAGTCAGCAATGTCGTCTACTTCAGTAATGCCGGATGGATCAATACACATCCAGAAAGCGGAAGCAGCAGCCATGCCATCAAGCATTGCCCGTGTATAACCGTCAAGACTTGAGAGATCTCCTAGGATATCTTCGCAGTGCGACCTTCCGTAGTTTTCTCCGGGTATGCCATACCACCGTAGGACCGTCACAGGACAAACTTCGTAGACACCTTCCGCTAGTACTGAACCATCGGAGTCTTCTTTTTTGTACTTCCATACATTATCCTCTTTTAGATACTGACAGTAGGTAGTCTTATAACCTTTTTTAGCAGATTGAGGAAGTGAATAGTGAGGACTAATTGCTTCTGGATCTACTAAATCATATTCAATATGAATGATTTCGTTTACATCTCCAGCTACAGTACGCTGAACCACATACTGATCCAAGCGAGTAACACGGAATTTAAAATCATCCATCTCATGTACCAAGCAATCTCCAACAACAATTAAGTTTTGAATAGCTTGATAGATTGTTTCTCGTAAATTAGTGCCAATAAGTTTTCGATAAACTTGATAACTCATTGTTTCTAAATACTGACCAATTTCTGCAGTAGGTTCTACACCAGACCGCAGACCAAACTTAAAGAATGGAGTATCATTTAAAGGCATCATTGCCGAAAGCATTCGGCTTGCTAAAGAAGTTACTCCTCTAGCACCAACAGAGGATGTTGGCTGTGGTAGTTCCATTTCTTCAGTCCACCCTTCAGGGGGAAGAAGACTAGGAATTGTAAGAGCAGAACATAGTCTTGCTCTGTATAACTTGGATGTTCGCATAGCATCCAACATTCGGAAGCGATCAACTAGATTACCTGTCATTGATAGCTCCTTACTGGTTATTCATACCGTTATATAGTGAAGAATAAAAATCTAATGTGCGAACATTAGTACCTTGAATACCCTGCATCTGAGTTTCTTCAGCTTGAGCTTGTGCTTCTAATATGGCTTCTTGCTCAGCTTGTGATGCTTCTTGAATAGCTTGTTCTTCTTCAGCCTTAAGTTGTTCTCTTTCGGCTTTTTCTCTAGCGACTCTTCTGGTTTCTGCGTCTTCAGCAGCTTTTCGTCGCTCTTCTTCTTGTTGTTTCTGGAATTCTCTTTCTTCTGCCATCAGCTTTTGCTGCTCAGCAAAGGTCATTCCACCACTAATCTTTGGTGATCCACCCATATTACTTTCCTCCTTGCTGTTGTTTGAGGACAGCTTTCAGTTTGTTGACAACCTCTATCTGTCCTGCTCTGAACGCAGCTTGCCTAGCAAACTGTAGTTCATTAACATCGGGATTATATTCTAGAGGCTTATAAAGTTCTTCCAGAATCTTTATTAATTCTGGGTCGATTCTCGGAAACTTTTCTAATTTCATTTGTTAGTTCATCTAGCTTAGCATAGATGTCTTTAAGCATAAGCTTTACTTCAGGCATATCAATACCAGAAGAAAGTGTTAGTTTTGTTTTTGCTGATTGAATGTTGGTAACCATAGTTTATTTCCTAGCTATTTTTGCTTGTATATCTTTTATTCTATTAGAAACTTTTCTTTCATTTTTAGCAATATCAGATATACTTTTTTCTAGTTCTTTTTGATATAACTCTGCATAGGTTTTTTGTAAAGTTGGCGAAGACATGAAACGAGTTGTTTCAATAGCCGTTGTTAATTTTTTCTTTTCGGCTGATTCTGCTGCTGATAACTTTACAGAATAAATAGGTGTTGTTTTTCTATTTTGTCGATCATAAGCATAAGTTACTTGTCTATTTTTTCTATTAGTTGCATTCCATCTAGCAAGTCCACTAGGTGTATTAAGATTTACTTGATCATACTCAAATGGATTTGATTGACCTCTACTAAGAGTAGGATTTAGAATAGTTGATAAATATTTCTGTAGTACATTTTGCTGTGCTACTTGTTTTTCACCAGCTAAAAACTGCGCGATGTCTTCCTTCTGCTTTTCAACAGCAAGGTTGTATTTTTCTACATCGCTAATCTGTTGTTCTGTTTTTTGTGCTGCTGTTTTTTCAGGATTAAAAACATAAAAAGCAGTATCAGTTCTTGCTGCAGTAGTAGGATCACCACCAAAAGTAAACTGAATATCTTTTATGGCAGAAAACTCTTTATTATAAACATCGGTATATCTAGGAACTTCTTTTGTTTCTAGTTTTTGAGCACCTGTTTTTTTAAAGTATCCTTCTTCTCCTATAGCAGTATAATCTAAAAGACCAGCTTTAAGCGTATTTAATATCTTTTCTTGTTCAGCTCTTGCTGAAGTATAGCTTGCTAAGTTAGCATTAGCTGTATTTAATTGTTGATTAAGTGCATCTAATGTAGCCATATCTTATCCTTTGAGATCTATAATCTCACACGCACCAGCAGTGCATGCCATTGTATGAGAGGATGTTGTTGTATCTATCTTTTCATAGAAAGATAGGTTATTAAAATCGACAGGAACCATCACATACGAATCGTATGTTTCCTTGGTAATTGCTTCAAAGGGAGCCTGAGCATAAACATGGTCAGACTTTGGTAAGAAGGAGATACCAGAGATTTTATCAAAGTTCTCCCATACCCACTGTCCTACTGGCATAAACTCACTATCAGAATAGTTGACGGTAATGCTTGGCTTATGCTGACAGTAATACTCCTGATAGGCAAGCCACAGATTAAGGTGGTCGATTGCCTGTAGTTCATCTTGAGTAAGAGAACCTGATGGAGCAGACTGAGCAAAAGTGAATACTGCTGTTGAATCTGGATTCATTACACAGTCTTCTACCATAACCTGAGCATCTCGCATTAACTGATAGATAGGGTCTTTCTTGTCGATACGGACTCTACGATAGTAGTGCTGAGCATATCGTGGGTGAAGACCGCTGGCTGAATTAGCCAAGCATGAGGTAGTTCCCTCTGGCTTGATGCAAGTGATTGACTTGCTTGGGTTGATACCCAACTGCTTAGCCCAATCAAGGTTAGTCTTGATTGCAACTTCACGAAGATTCTCAAGGACATGCTTGAGCTTTCCATAACCAAGAATACCAGACATTAGCTTGTTATCAAAGATACCTGTCATGGATACACCAAGCAGTCTTTCCTCTTCACAATTCTTTGTCCATGAAGAGTCTTCACGGGAAAGATATGGGAAGTGAGTGAACATGCTTTGGATTGTACCGATGATTGTAGCCATCTCAATCTTCTTAGCTAATGTCTCAGGTGTGTCTGAAGCGCGGACCACAACGGTCGATAAGTTGCAGAACTGATTAGGTCTGAGAATAATCTCAGAACAAGGATTGGTCCCATAGTGTACATTAACATCACGACCAGCCTTGGCTGCAATAGATCTCATCGCATCACGGTTGCAGATACCGCGCTCTCCGCTGTGAGAGTTGTACAGATCAGTCCACTCCTCTAGGAATTGTCCCATTGAAGGGCGACCATTGTACACAGCGGAATTATTGGCTAGGGCGCGGTGTCCTGATGATTCCCACCAAGCACCACTCTTGCATGTTGCCATCTCACGATCCGCGAGATCACTAAGTGAAATCATTGCTGAGCGGCGAACGCCACCAACGATAACTGACTGAGCAATCTTACAGCAAATGTCGTGACACTCAAGCGGAGTGAGTCTGCGTCCCTGAGCCTTGTAGAATGTCTGAACGACAAAGCGGAATACTTCCTCAAGCGGGGCAGGACCGCTTGCGCGTCCTCCGAAAGTCTTGAGCTTTTCTCCAGCCTTGCGTACTTTACTGGTGTCCCACTTAAGGTGTACACCCTTGTAGAGATTATCAATTAATTGGTGGAGTGAATCACACCAACCTTCTCGACTATCTTCTACAAACATAACATTGTCAAACATCTTATGAATAGTAGGAATAGTTGGCATCTTGTCTGTGCATCTACGCTCAACAGTATAACCAACACCAGTACCACACATAAGAATATACATTAGATTGGAGAATGCTTTTGGTGAGTCAATCTCCAGATAAGAGCAATTGTATAGTGCTGTATGATCGCGGTCCAAAGCTGGCCCTGCGGTCATAAGCCCACGCATTGAGGGTAATACCTCAAGATTTAGAATTGCATCACGAATATCAGGTCGTGAAGTTAAGGCAGGAACTTTGGTTGTAAAGTAATTCCACCAACGGTCCACAGTTTCGTCCCAAGTTTCACGACGAGATTCAGAATCCATCCATCGACTATAACGAGAGATGGCAATAAAGTTTTGAAATGTATCCATATCTGTCCTTCTTAAACGGCTAGTTTATTATAAACCTGTGCTTCCAAAACCACCAGATCCCCGTGTAGTCTCTGGAAGTTTATCGACAGAGATGAATGGGAATTGAGTAACAGGTAGGAAGACAATCTGTGCAATACGATCACCCTTGGTGATTTCGACAGTCTCTTGTGAGTTGTTTACCAAGGATACCATAATCTCACCTCGGTAATCAGAGTCGATAACACCAACAGAATTCTTAAGGGTAACACCTTTGGATGCCAGACCAGATCGTGGGAATACAAGACCAACGAAACCCTCTGGAATAGCCAAAGATACCCCGGTCGAAATCAGATGACCAGCACCCGGAGCTAGAGTAAGATGTAGCATGGACTTTAGATCAGCCCCTGCAGCACCCTTAGTCTTATACTCAGGTATACAATAGTCAGTATGGAGAACCATAGGGATACCTTCGGGTCTATGGGAATAAGTAGAAGTATTATAATTATTGTTATCAGCATAGACAGCTGAGTTAGTATCATAGCAAGTAACTTTAGTATCCATTAGTATCTCCTAGGGTTTGTTCTTCAGTAGCCCCAACTATTGGGCAGAATAATTTTATCTGCTTTTTAGCCTTGTCGTACTCACCATTTCGTAGTATTCGGACAGACCTAGCCATAGCCAAGCAGTAATCATAGTCGTATTTACCGCCATCTGCGGTTTTAGCTTGGTCATAAGCTGCCAACACAGCAACCGACCAGTTTCGGGGGTGGACATATTTAAGCCATTTCTCAGCCTTAGCTGGCCCCCACTTCCAGATGCCGGGAATATTATCAGTCGTATCCCCTGTAATCCACTGCTTGTGGAAGTTATAATCAGCTGTATACTGATCCACAATATTTGGTGTATGTTCTTTATCTGGATTCCAATGCCATCCCGGTACAGACCGAAGATCTTTGTCTATGGTCACGGCAATCCCCTTACCAGAGGAAGCCATAAGTCCCATAATATCATCAGCCTCTAACCTTGGCACTGTAAGAATGTCATGCTCATGGATAAGTTCAAGAGCATAGTCCATGCTTTCGGGGGTCTGCTTGCGGACATCCCGGTGAGCCTTGTATGGCTCCCAGAAGTCACGCCTGTAGTTGTCCTTGCGATTGCATGACATAGCAATGTAAACCTTCTTTATTCCCATCGGTGTCCAAGACTTAACATCGTGAGATAGTCGCTCTTCTAAATACTCAACACCCTCTTGGTCTGCCCAGAAAGCAGCGCGATAACATAGAATGTCTCCATCCAGAACAGCAACATCAGGTCTTTCCATTATCCTTCTCCTCATCTATTAGTTTTAAAATATCTTGAATGATTTGTTCTTCGTCTGGTGTTCTATCCTCACGGGATGCTTGACAAAGCTCACAAGTACATAAGTTACCTAGCAATCCTTCGGATAGAATATGAAACCATTCCTCAAACTTCTGGGTTGCTTTAGCTTTGTATTGCTTTTCAGTACCGTTGTTGTAGAGAACATAATCAAAAACTTCTGTATAATTCTTGTCGTTAAGTTCCATTGAATTAGCTAAAGTTTCGGATTCATGTGTTCTCCACTCAGCTTTTGCTTCTGGTAGTTCACGACTTCCTGCTGCTACAAAGACTGTTAGTGCTCGTAAATCACGGGCAGCAGCAACCTCATTCATGTATCGACAATCATCAACAATGACTACCTTCTCATGCCAAGTATCAGGATCAGCTTCAAGAGCAGCTTTTTCTTGCTCATACATTGTGGTAATCTTTTCACGGAAACGCTTAACCCAATAGTCTGGGTCTTTAGATCTCATGTCAGAACCTAGTGTTTGGCAGAAAGCTCTGTACTCTTCTGGGTTTTTATCTTTAGAATATCCTTTAGCTTCTGCTTCTTGCTTAAGTGCATTAGCAAAAGGAAGGACTACTGGAGTGTACCCTTCTTTATAGGCATATTCACTTAGCCACTTGGCTAGTGTTGTTTTGC